CCAGCCCACATTTTCTCTAAGTTCGAATAGTATGGTGCATAACCATACCTAGTTTTTGTTATTTTATTGGATAAGGACTCTACATCATTCAATAAACTTCCTTTCTCGGAAGTAGTTTCATGGCCATTTATAAGAGCTATCTCTCTGAATAGTTCAGGAGTAGAAGTTTGCATTAAGGTATCATCACCCATTAATAAAATGTGTGATTTATCTCGTACTATGTTTAACAAATCTTCTACAACTTTATGCTGAGTATGAATAAACAAGTTGTGCATAATATTCATCAAGATTGTAAGTGGATTACCACTAGCTTCGCCTTGCGAGAAGAGCAATACGTTACCGGTAGCATCCACAATCTTTTTGTAAAAAAAAGCTTGCTCCATGTACCAGTCAATAAATTCCCAGTGTTTAACTGGGGAATGACGCTTCAAGAACTTTGACATAAAGGACAAAAATGCTGGTGACATTTTACTGTCTTGGTTACGAATGTCGTAACCATAAGTTGTGGCATCTTCATCCCATGACTTAAGTTTCTCAGTCCAATCGCCTATTGTATCGCGTATCCCAAAGGCCGACCATTCTGGATCAACTTGTTTGAACCAGAAGTATAGTCCTCCTAAGTATTTCATAGTTAAAAACCATAAGTGCAATTGACAGACTGCTATAGATCTTGTTTTCTTCGTCTTTAGACGTAATTCATCTTTCAAGAACATTTTCCAATATACATGAAAGTCTAGCAAGTCTGAGTTATATAGGGATCTAAAATCTTCCCTGAAAAGCCTGGCACAGGTTTTCCTATCTTTATTAAAGCCAATTCCTGCAGAAGTGTTCCCTCTCAAAGAACCTTGCAGGTCATGGATTGCTAAATCCATGACAACGTCAAATTGTAAAGGTGTTTCCAAAAATAAATCCAGATTTAGAAAATTAGAATCAAATTCCTCCTCAAGAAGCGTAAGAAACTCAGCTGCGGTTACATTTAGCTGATATTTCTCTATTATTTCAGAACATATTTCTATGTCTTCATTATGCTTAATGGGGTTGAAGTATTTTGTAATACCAGCTTCCAAGTCATTAATGGAAAGCTTGGCGGGAGCCCATGGCGTTTCTGGTAAATCAGCCATTTGAAATACTTCGTACTTATATTTTGTTTTTGTCTTTGTTGGACAAATAGGTAACCGTCCTATTGTTTTGAATCTATAATATTTTCCATCTACTAGATAATACCGCTTGCTTGCGCCACAGGTAAGACGCTGCAAGGATTTCTGGAATATACCTTTTAGTTTTTTGTTCCGCTATCGCGGAGTGGAAAACTTAGTTTAGTAAGTACATCAGGAGTGAATAATTCAACTAACCCTTTTGAGGCGTCTTTACGGAATATTCCCGTGTACAAACCAACTATTCTAATTACTTGATCACCGTTTTTAACAAATACAGGTGTGCCTGAGTCACCAGGATTACCAGCAGCATCTAGACAAGCTTGACAATTTTTTGGTTGATTGTCTGTTTTATTCAGAGATGAATGAACAGGGACTAATCCTCCCTTCTTACCAATCAACATCATAGTACTGTCCCAGCTAGTAACACCTTCAGTACCGACCACCTTTTTACAAGTTTTGAAAGACACGAGCGATTTAATGTCACTAATTTGGAAAACAGCTAAGTCGCCAGTTCTTCCTGTAAGAAGTAAAGCGGAAGCTGGTATTGTACTAGTCACAGTAGCAATTTGGCGTTCACCATCTTCTCTAATTATAACTTTATCTTGCTCAATATATAAATTAACTAGTTCTTTGTTATCTTTCTTTAAACTTAAAACGTGTGCAGCTGTAATTATGAACCGATCATTACCCTTACCATATAAGAACCCCTTACCAGCTAAAGTTCGTGTTGTATAGTTAGCAATAATACTAACAACTCCGTCAACTTCATCAATTCGGGGTTTGACATTCAATGCGTTGGCAGCACTAATATCAGTTTTGGGTACCCATTTTGTGGTTACGTTTCCACTAGTATGAAACTTAGCATTGTTAACATTAGTTTTACCTCCTGTAACTTTAGTTCCATACGTTTTCGCTTTAGCAGATTCTTGTTCGTCTTTACTAAACTTCTTTTCAACTTTTCTATCCACTCTCTCTTTTAATAAACGTTTAAACTCTTTGTGCGTGTCTTCAATAGATTGACCAGGTTTAACATCATCAAACATACTTAATAATAATTGCTTCGTTTCTTCAGAGATGTTTCCGCGAGCAACTTCAGTTTCTAAAACCATAGAATACGTGGTTTTATCGATTTGTTTATGTTTGATTCTACCCATCAACATTAATTGATCAGCATACCAGTCTCGATCAGCAGCGGCATCATAAGCCATTTTCTTATGTTGTTTCTTCTTATTAATTTTAATTCTGTGATCTTGAGCTCTTTGTTTATTTTTCCCTTTAGCATGAAGAATAATTCCTTGATCAGCATAGTGTGCGACTAATGCGGCTCCTAAAGTTGCTAAAAACAATGTAATCAATGTTTTCTTCCACCAGGAGTCCCATAAAACACTATAGCGTATCTTTAATTTACGTGTAACTTTGTTCACGACTTCATCGGTTGGCGTTATCAAAGGATAAACCTCATCATCAGGATTAGCTCTTTCTGAAATGTGAATAGTAAT